ATTAGAGCAGTTGTAGTCGAGATTGTCCTAGTCTATGTATTAACTTATTGTAATGAGTAGATACGCTTTATACGGATTAGGACTCATCGCCATTCTATACTTGGTGTACAACCGAGGAACTACAACTAAAAAAATTACTTACAGAGAAGAAACCATAGATTATGTCTATGTACATGAATATAAGGTAACACGATATGCACGCAAGGAAACAGAAACAGATCAGGGAGCTTATAGAGAACATATTGAGGAAAATAAATATGTACTCCCCAGAAGCGGAGAATTTGATATTTGGGACTGGTCTAATAGAAAGTAATTACGATTATTTAAAACAATGGAACAATGGAGTAGCGCGTAGTTGGTGGCAGATAGAACCAGGAATGACTGGAGCATTAGACACGATTGTTAACTACCTTGATTATAGAAAGAATCTATTAGGTAAATGTGCGGTAGCTGCAAAGGTAGCACCCTTTTATTTTCGTAAAGGCGTGGAAGAGGAAGAGGTAAGAGATTTATTAGAAACCAATATTTCCTATGCGATAATTATGTGTAGATTAAAGTATCGGAGAGTCCCTAAAAAACTTGAAAAAACTGTAGAAGGTATGGCACATTATTGGAAGAAGTATTACAATTCAGATTTAGGAAAGGGTGATCCAGAAGAATTTATTGAAAAGTATAAAATGACACAAAAATGACACAGTCGCATCCTGTGTTAGTCAGTTTATAGAGAATGGCGTCGTACCCAAGTGGTTTAAGGGAGCGGTTTGCAAAACCGATTTAGCTATAGTCGAGAAAACTTATTTCCCCTCTATAAAACACCTCTCATTCATCATCATAAGTAGTAGTAAGTTGTAGTAAATATGACACATAAATGACACACTATATTGCATATACATACGGTCTAAATGTTTCTACTTTTTTGTGCATATATCTCCAAGTAACATCATCCATTTTATGACCTAATAAAAACTTAATATAGAGCCATTCTAAGTCTAACTCTGTTAACCGATTAGAAAAGGTATGGCGAATTGAATGAAAATCACTTTCATACTGATATAAGTCCATTAATATTTCTTGTAAGTTAGTTGTTACATTTTCTCGTTGTTTTTTCTTGGGTGCTAAATTGGTCAAATCCATATCTTTTAATTTAGGGTGCAAGGGTACTACACATTTTCTTTTCACCTTTCTTCCTTGAACCCACTCTAAAAATCCATCTTGTATATTTTTCTTTTCTAATGTTCCTGCGTTTCCTGCCCTCATGCCAGAATACAAAGCTAAAGACATCATAGCCTTATCTCTATCATTAGTGGTTTGATTAATCACTTCTTTAACCATATCAATAGGAATAGGATCGCGCCTATCTTCTGATGTATCATATCTTTCAATAAAATAAGGATCGGCAGGGTTGTTGAAAACTACTCTAAGCATTTGAGCGTACTTAAACAAACCAGATAACATAGATAACTCATGGTTAACCGTATTTTTTGCTCTTATTTTGGATCGTTCTGTTTTATAATGAATAACATGATCAATACTAATATCGGTTAATAAGACATTGTGGTATAATTTTGCAAAAGGAGCAAGACCTTGTTCTACACGCTTATTCCAATCAAGACTTTTATTTTGCTTATGCCAGGCTAGATAACTTTTAATAAAGCTATAGGTAGTTTTTGGAATATAGGTTAAACCTTGCTTTTCATATAGCTCGTCAAATTCTTTCTGTTTTATTTTCGCAGCATGATGATTGGTTTGACCTGTACTGCGCCTTACTCGGTTGGGTGGTGTTCCTGTAGTATATTGATAGTATTTAGAGCCAGGACGTTTTTTTATTTTACTCAATCGGCTTAATTACTAGTATCTAAAAATTTTATTTTAGATACACTGCTGTCACCTTTCATATCGTACATCACAGTCATTGAAGCTGGTATATGGTAACCATCTTTGTGTATATAGTTAACAGTATGTATTTCAACAGCATTAATAAATTGTTTTAATCTTGCGTTTTTAAAAAACCGTTCAGTGTATTTCCAATCCAGTATATCTAAATTTTTTGGACACGCAATCCAATAAAACTTTTTTCCCGTATAGTCATCTAAAGAATCCGTATTTATTGCTTGTATATAATTGTGCAATTCAACTGCTTCTTGACCTACATAACCTAACTTTTTACAAAAAGCTTCCCATCTAACAATTTCGTAGCTTGAAAAATATTTATATGGTGTCTTATTATCTATTACATACGTTTGATAAGTAATTATATCATAATCCGTACTTTCAAAAGTGTGATTACACGAAATATTATTTTTTTGTTTTAATTCTTTTTTTAATGTTTTTATTTCTATTGCCTGAGTTTCTATTTTATCTTTTTGAAGGTTTATAATATATGAAGCATCCACTGGTTCTTCTCCTTTGGTTATGTGAATTGGTTGATTTTCAACTACAACTTGCTCCTGTACTCCTACAGCATTACTCCTTACCCCTGAAATTACTTGGTCATACTTACGCAATACCCATTTAGGTATTTTGTTTTTCCATCTCCATTGAGCGATAGCGCGATATGATGTATCAAGTTTTTCCGCTAATTCCCCATCTGAATCAACTTTAAAGTGCATCTTTAAAGATTCTAAATTATTATCAACTATTAGCTTTTTATCTTGCATTATTACCAAATATTACTTAATGTTCTTTATGTTAATTCTCATAAATGATAAAAAGATAATACGGTAATAATAATGAAAAGAGCAAATAAATTTTTAACAACACAACAAATTGCTGATGAATTAGGCGTTCACGCCAAGACAATTAGGCTATGGGCAAAGTCAGGAAAGATCAAAGAAATTAATCTTGGCTACAGAACAAAACGCTATGACATCAGCGATTTAATCATATAACAAAAAAGGTAATAGTATGTTAGAACAGGAACTACTACAATCACCTATACCAGTAGAAAGGCATGACCTTGCCAATGGAAGATGGTATTCACCATTAGAATCGTATTGGGAAGAACATTTCAAAGATGCACCGATGATATATAAGCGATCATCTACCACCTTTGAGAATGTCTTAGATAAAGGTATAGGCTTTCACACTTGGTTAGGTAATTCACCAACGTATGAAGCAGCTATGGACTACGCAAATAAACGCGCAGCTATAGGAACAATCGTACATGATTATTGTGAACGCTTATTATTAGGTACAAAGCTCAATTTTGAAGAGCAACCTAAATGGCATAACAAAGACACCGATGAGTTAGTCCCTGTCAGTAGAGAGATGATTAAATACATTATGTCTTTTATGCAGTTTTGTGAGGACTCTCAGGTCAATGGAGAGTTTACCACAGAAGCTACAGAGATATGTATGTTTGATTTAGCAGCAGACTCAGAAGGAAATCAACTACATCCCTGGGCAGGAACTGCCGACTGGGTAGTGCGCCTTATTAATAAGAAAGGGGAAGAAGAAAGGTGGATTGTGGATTGGAAAACAGGGAAACCATACAATGCACATCAACTTCAGTTAACCTCGTATAAGATATTATGGGAATCTTTATTCCCTGATCATCCTATTGATGGTGTAGCGTGTCTATACCTGAAGTCGGGATGGCGTAAAGCACCTAACTATACTTTTAAGAAGTATAAGTGCGATGAAGCAACTTGGAAAAAGGTTGTAGAAGTCTCGGATTGGATGAATAAGATGCCTGTTCCATCTTTTCCAAAGGACTTACCTACAACCTTCACATTAGTAAAAGAAGAAGAAGAACAGGAACAAATAAAGGAGTCAGCGTAATGTCGTTTGGCAATCAACAATCAAATCAAAGTAAGAAAGATAAACCAGAAAAAGGTGCTTTATTTTTTGTAAAGAACAAGAAATCTGATAAATCACCTTCTTTATCTGGAAATATCGTACTGAGTGAAGAGCTATTAAAAATAGCAGGCAATCTTATCAGAGATGGAAAACCTGCAAAGCTCAATCTTTCAGCTTGGGAAAATACATCTAAAAAAGGTACGGATTATTATGGATTAAAAATTAGCGAGTACAAAGAACAAGCTAATCAACAAAAAGAGGATGATGGACTACCCTTCTAAATCCATACCAGACTGTAATGGGCGGGCGCATCCCCGCCCTGAACAGTTTGAGTGCATGACTGCTTCAGAGCAAGCGGACTACTTCAAGGAGTTTGCGGAAACAACTTGTAAGTATTGTTCTGGTGATGGTGGTGTACTTGAGTTTGAGTATGAAGAGAGAGGGTACTACCAAGTACCACATGAATTTTTTGAACCTTGCGACTGTATAGATCAGGAGTAGCAACATGAGAACCACATACCATGCCTACCTTCAACGAAGCACTATTATACGGTAAACAAATAGAACAATTAGTTCTCGATAGGATTCGAGAGCAAGACCCGTTTGCTTTGCCTATACCTGGCAAGTTTAAACAGTTTGATTTGTATTCACCTTCTACCAATACAAGGATAGAAGTAAAAAGTGACCAAAAGTCACAACACACCAACAATTTTTTAATCGAAACCTATATGTATCATAAACCATCGGGTATTCTGTCCACAGAAGCCGATATATGGGTGTTTTATGATGGAAAGAATTTAGTCTGGGTAAAGCCTGACAAGATTAAGGATTTAATCTTAGAGAAAGGGTATCAACAAAGATTGATTACAGGGAAAGGAGATACAGAACCAAAACGCTGTTATCTCATCCCTACCCATGAAATTTATAGCATATCAACGAAAGTGGAGTCAATACATGAAGATCAATCCTAAAGATTTAACATGGATCAGAAAAGGTCTAGCGAGTGAAGTTTTAAAGAGTAAAGCAGAGAATGATAAAGATTCAGTACAGGAAGTGCAGCAGTTATTGGATCGCTTAGATGTTATGGAAAAAGAATTCTATAAAAACAATGCCCCACAATTAATCAATAATAAAACCTGAGAGCTGAACACATAAGTAATCAGGAAATATGATGTTAGTGACTGTTTATACGAAAAGATAATAGTTGATAAATAGTTGTATTCTGTTGGTTGGCGCGAATAGAAACCTGTGGGGCAAGATTTACAAACAAAGGAGAATCAAATGAAGTTTTGGTTACAGTCATTACAAGAAAATGCTTTTGATGTGTTTATTGTAACAATCGTTATCGTATCTATCATTGCATATCACTATCTACAAAGATGGTTTTTAAATAAAAAATTTGAAAAGATAGAAGCAATGTTATTAGAAATCTTCGATGAGGTAGAGAAATGATCCTGATTGATATTCCTAATTGGATGCTGATAGTGGGGTGGTTTTTTACTCAACTGCTCAAATTAGTGGTAACAATGTTTATTTTGGTAATCAGTTTAAATAAAATAGATAACTGGAGAAAAAAATGAGTAAGTGGCAGGTGTATAAAGATAAGAAGGAATTGCCTATATGTTGTGGTGTGTATGTGATATACAAGGATGATAAGGTGATGTATGTAGGGATTTCCAAGAATGTACGACAGAGATTTACGAAACATACGATTAAAGACTGGGATTATGTAAAGATGAAGCCTGCCACTACCTATGGAGCTGCACATGACCTAGAAGAGCAGTTAATTAAAAAGATTAAACCTCAACTAAATAGTCAGGGTAGTAATCGTATGCAGCTATCTACAAGACATAGACTTACCGTACAACCTGATGTATATCAACGATTTAGAACATTTTGTTACAGTAAAAATATAAAGATGAAAGAAACCTTGAATCAGATTTTAAAAGGGTTTTTGGAGGCAGCAGAAAATGGCAAGTAAATCTAAATCAAAAGGTAACACTTACGAAAGGGAACTCGTAGAGCAACTTTCAAAAGCAGGGTATAAGGTAAAACGCGCTTGGGGATCGGATGGTAGAAGTATGGGGTTTACAGAAGATGTGGATATAGTGGCAAAGAAG